GTTTCCCAGTCACGATCTCTTTGGTTTGCCATAACTCATTTCTGTTTTGATGTTATCCGAGATAACTTTCTTGGACTTGCCTTTTTTCAATGGCATTATTTTCCCTCCACAATATTAACAGTCCACACTGTATCTGTATCTAGCTCCACTGGTCCACCGTCTGGTCCAGTAATTTCTTTGCGATCTCTCCAGTCGGCCCGGTGCTGAAGCCATAGTTTTAAGGAATTAAAATCTCCATCTTCAACGCCCTTGCGGTAACAGGTTAGGATAGCCTTGCTTCTAGCCATGCTCAAAGAGCGGTTATAGGCAGCATTTACTTCAGGTTGCCTCTCAAACACTTTGTTTAAAGTGCTGGGAGCAATGTTAAAGTGCTCGGCCAATTGCGCTTTTGAAAACATAGCGCCCAGAGTTTCAATCTCGGCAATCTCGTCATCACCAAAGATTACGTCTTTTCCTGATGTCATTGTTGTCCAGTTCTAGGTTTAGCAGATAAATAGTGAGTTGCTGGAGGCTATCATCAATTGCTTTGAGGTTTTTGTCCAATTCGCTCACAGAGCGAAAAGAACAGTCATGCATATGTTGATCGTTCGGCATACCACACTTTTTACAAAATTCGTCCATAGGAAGAATATTTTAAAAATATCACCAGAGTATACAGCATATTGCAATAGGAGAACTCGAAAGAACTCGAAAGAACTCGAAAGAAATCAATAGACGCGAATTGTCCCTAAACAAACAAATGGCTGAGGTCTACCAGGGGAAGAATTAAGAACTTGATGTACTCTTTACCTTTGGGAACAACAACCTTGCGCTGTACTCCCTCATAAATCTGCGAGTCGTTAAAGCCATAAAAGTCTTGCAGGCAGTCTTGAAAGGGCTTGATGGGGTTATCGTAGTCTGCGGCTTTGTTGCTTAGTCCAAATTCAAGGAGCAGCGTATAGGGAGGCTCTGGGAGGGTCATCTTGCGGAGTTTGAGTGCTATTTCCTGCTGGTATGCTTTGTATTCTTTGCTTCGGTATCTTTTTCCCTGCCATGCTTGGTTGACAGACAAAGGCTTGACCACAACTTTCATTTGATTTTCCCTATCGTGTAAACGCCCTCATCAATGTCTCGTACAACTGTCATCACACAGAAATGTAGGAACTGTTCGCTTTGGTCAATAGCCCTCAGTTCACTGGTTTCGCCATTGCCCATTTCGTACTTGTCAAACTTGCCGTGACATCTTATGCATAAGTCCGCTGCGACGCAGTCGTGACCTTTAATTCCACGACCTTTGCCGTACTGGTGTTGGCGCATTCCGCTGTAATGCGCTCTCACAATTGTACCATCTTCAACTCCACAGCACACACAGCTCCGGCCTTTTGCCGCCTGAGTTATCTTCTTACTACGGATTATCATCTAAGGTTTTTTAAAGACTGATAGATTCTCATGCACACGAACCGTGTAACCAAGCCTTCTAGCTTGAGGAATCATTATCTTTATTTTACTAATAATTTTTCTGTTACAAATTATTTTGTCAATTGGCTCTGCTCCCAAAGAATTAAATATTTTACTGATTTGATAGTCAAGGTCATAATATTTATGATCTTTTCTCCAATCACCTACCATCACGCAATAAATAGAACCTGAATCAGCTTTTTCATAAAATCTACCAAATATTGTTTCCATAGATTTTATAAATTCATTCCATGTTGGAATTTTGTCAATACCTTTTCCTTCATATTTTTCAAGATTCCAATAAGGAGGACAAGTTATAAGACCATTATGATCTGGAACTTCCACTATCCTAGAGTCTCCCAAGAAATTAATTACTTCATATTCTTTTAGTGCGTTATCCAAAGCCGCTTGTGAAGTGTCAAAACCAGTATATGCTTTGTGAAATTCTTTAGCTTTGCTGTGTCTTTCTCCCCACCCAGCAAAAGGGTCGGCAATTGCGTCACAATCCTTTAAATATAACTCATAACATAAATCAGATATTTCAGTTGGAAAGGGGCTGTATGTTTGCCTAGAGCTTTTTTGTGCATGATTTTGTTTTTCTCTTTTTTCTTGAGAAAATATGTCCACCACCGAGACAGGAATAATTTTGCTATAGACCTGTTCTTCTCCAGGTTCTCCAGTAAATAGATCAAGCTCTCTCATCTCAAATCCTCCCTGTTTTTGTCGGGCCATGCTGGAGCTTGCACACCCAACTTGTCACCCAAGTGCCTAGCCAATACCTCATAAACTTTGTTGTAATCGCCTGTTTCCGCGTCTGCTGTAGACTCTAGGCCGGTCATAGCCTTCAGAATTGGCTTGAATAGCTGCTCTTTTACAGACTCTTGTCCCCACGGGATAGCTATTGAGGGCTTTAACATTTTTCGCTGATCAAGCCCTGCTGCGTTCAAATCTTCCGATAATAGCCTGCACCAGAGTTCTAAAGATTTTCGTTGTTGAGATGTTCTTTTCTCGCTCATATTCCCAGTTCTTCACGCATCTTTTTCAATTTAGCCTTAAAAACTTCCTTGTCCATTGCCTTGTGGGGCAGAGCTTTGAACTCACTGTGATATGGCGCTCTGGCTGGCTTTTCGCACATCTGCATAAAATCACCCATCTTCAAGTACCCAGTGTACTTTGCCGCCAAATTAATTCCTTGAGCCAGAGATGCCTCAGACTTTGTAGCCAGCGCCTTTGCCCAATCGTCAAACATTGGGGAACCAATTGGCTCATGGATAAGCCCAAAGCTAATTAGCTTTTCCCACATCCGCGCCATCACTAACGCTCGCCGCTTCGATTCTGGCGATATAGTCTCTGCCTTGTTCTGCGAATCGCTCGCCACGGGTCTGTTTCCCAGATACTTTTTTATTTGCTGCATCTTTCTTGCTCCGTCTAATCCAGTTGTTAGTACAAGCGCGCCAGCAGGACATGGGGTTAGGCCCAACCAACCATCCGTTGGACTCGTAGTGATTATAGAAGGAATATGCCTCTGAATAGCAGTCTTCGATCTTTCCCTCAAATTGTTTACAAACTTGATCAAGGCTTGGCTTGACAAATCCCTTAGGTTTTCTAGTAGTTATTGGTTTATGGTTATTGGTTAATAGTTCTTGTTTAGGTTTCTGCTGGGTTAGGTCTGGGTTAGCTAAAATAACCGGATGGGTTTTAGAGCCTATGTTCCTTGGTCTGCCGCCCTTTTTGCCATTTAATCTAGCTGCATCAGCCTTGGCATGATAGGCGGCTATCTCTGAATCAGCCCTAGAATTATGCCAACCATCCGCTTCTTTTACGAAAAACTCCTGCAAAATTACATCCACAATTGCACTCTTTAAACCCAGCCTTAACCGACGGATAACCGGCTGGGTTTCTATAGGTATTGGAAGCTCTGTATCGTAGTAAAAGTCGAGCAATCGCCTGTATACCGCCTCTTCTTCGAGCGTTAAGTGATTCGTGTGCAGGCTGAAATCGCCTATATTAAATTGATAGTAGTGCATTTAATCACCCCACGACTCGGTAATATATCTTTGGTTTTATGTAGTGAAGCTCAGCCACCTCCCCATTTTCAATGATTAGCGTAGCCTCTGGGTTACTAGCCTTAATCTGGCTTATGCGCGATGGAAAGATGCCGAATATTTCCCCCAGGTCGCTTTGCAAGTTGTTCCGATCTTCCAAATATTTAGCCAACTTCACTTTTTTCTTCATTGAGATTTAATCCTATATCACTTTTTAATTAAATAATAGCTTGCGTTTAAATAAATATTACATTAATATTGCCTGAGTTACAAATAAACACAGGGGAAACAAATGAATTTTTATAACGAAATCGCTCAAGACGATATTGAGATGAAAATAGAAACATTAACTGTTGGCGAAATTGAATCCGACAGCCCGCTTTTTTTTGAAGCGGCAGGCACAGAAGCAACGTTAAAAACAGCTACTGCCTTTGACGATGTTTTTAAGGAAAAACTTCTTGAAGCCGTCAAGTGCAAAGGTAGTAACGCGCAGTCTGTCGCTGACAAAGAACTGGGACAACATCTGCGTGAACTTGTTACGGATTACATCGCGGGAGACGTACGCGATGTTTGGGAGGACTTGTCGTGAGTGTCATAATTTTTAGAGGAAAACATCACAACAAACGCATTGTTAACTCTCTTTTGTCACAAGAGTCTGTGTTTGTTGCTCGCATCAAAGCGGCATGGGATTTTAAGGATGGCGATCCCGACAACCCATACCCTAAAAATAGCCCAGCATGGAACGCTTACCAAGAAGAATTTTTTAAAATTTACATGGACGGCTTTTTTGCCGAGCAGGAACAAAAATGATTAATCAATCTGAATCAATTGAAAACCTAGCAACAGCTCTTTCAGACGCTCAAGCCCAGATGGGTGCTGCCATTAAGGACTCTGAAAATCCATTCTTTAAGTCAAAGTATGCAGACTTAACAGCGGTTATAGCCGCTATCAGAATGCCTTTTGCCAACACTGGTTTGTCATTTGTCCAGTTTCCAATTGCTCAAGACGGAAACGTAGGCGTTGCAACACGCATCATGCACAGTAGCGGCGAGTGGCTGGAATCAGAGTTTTTAATTCCTTGCAAGCAGGACGCACACGGATACGGAGCAGCTATAACCTATGCGCGTCGATTTGGGCTACAGGCAGCGGCGGGAGTCCCGTCAGATGACGATGACGGCAATTCTGCGCTAATTGATTACAACAAGGAGTACGAAACCTCCATTGATTCAATCCAGGTCGCCATTGCAAACGATGATCTATCCACAGCCGCAGAGAATTGGTTCACGCTGCCAGAGCACGCTAAAGAGGCTCTGTGGGTAGCACCATCCAAGGGTGGGTGCTTCTCAACGCGCCAGCGAGAAGTCATGAAATCTAAAGAATTTAGAATTGCCTATCACGGAGAAGGACAATGAAAATTAACGAAAATTTAAGTGAGTTTTTTTATGCCGTTGGCACAATTGTAATTTGTGCCTCGATGTTTTTATTAATTCTAAACGGATGGTAATTATGAATGTATTTATTGCAAGTGGTAATCTAGGCAAAGACCTTGATCTAAGGGTCACACCCAACGGCAAGAGTGTAGGCAGCTTTCCTCTGCCCGTTAAACAGGGCTACGGGCAATATGAGAAGGTAAGCTGGGTTGACTGCAAGCTGTTGGGCGATAGAGCTGACAAGCTGGCTCCGTACCTTCTCAAGGGCAAGCCAGTAACGGTACAGGGCGAGTTTGTCCTAGAGACTTGGGAGAAGGGTGGAATTAAGCATTCCAAACCCGTAGTTATTGTCAATAATTTGGATATGCACAACTCAGGCGAATCTGGCGCTAACCGTTCCCCTGGTCGGCGGGGCGACCAACCAGAGCTTGCTCACAAGGCGAGCACCCCAACCATTGATGCCTTTGACGACGACATTCCTTTCTGATGAGCATTTACAAGAATGGATTTTCAGCCCCCGCCACTGATGACACTAAACAAAAGTGGTGGGATTGGCATAAAAAGAACCCGCACATTTGGATAGAATTCCAAGAGCAGACGCATGAGCTGATGAGGTCAGGAGTAAAGAAATCATCAGCATGGCTTGTCATTAACAAGATGCGATGGGATTACGCGATTAAGACAAGCGGGGATGATTTTAAAATATCTAATGATTTTATAGCCTATTACGCCAGAATGTTTCGGGCAACATATCCTGAGCATCAAGAGTTTTTTACGATTAAACCGTTAAAAGGCGAAAGGGATTAACAATAACAACATAGGTTTCACGTGGAACATAGCTAAGGAGATAAGATGCTATCTATTTATATAAATAATGATTCAGTAATTCCGCAAAATGTTCACGATGCTATTGGAGATATGCAAGCTATTTTTGGTGTTAAAAATCAGCATACTGCGACTTTTGAAGAAATAATTAAATTTATATCTAATAATTCAGGAGAAAAAATTGCCAGCCAAGTTAAGGCTGAATATTTCTTAAAAGAAACTATTGCTCCTCTAAAGCCCTAAGAATATCTTCATCTAATATTCCTGAGAGCACATTTCTTCTAATTGTATATTGTTCTGTAGCGGGCAGATTTTCAGGGTTTGTAACACCTCTGCTTCTTAAAAATTCTGGCACTAATCTAGGAGCAGCAAACCCCTTTTCTAAAGTTCCAAGTCCCTGCCCAGGTATCCCAACATTATAAGTAGCGTGTCCAGAGTTTTTAATTAAGGGTTGGTCGGGGTTTATCTCGCCAATATTCATTGTATAGAAGTCTGGGGAATTAACTTGTCTGGGATCACTGACGGCAAGTCTAGCCTGCCCTATACCAATGCCGCCCTTATTTCTAAAATCTCTGTCCAATACTTGTAAAGCTGATTTTCTTTGATCTCCGGTAGCCTCTCTGTATGCCGCAATACTTAGCGGATCATCTACTCCTTTCCACCCTGGTATTATTTTTTTCATTGCCGAATCTAGCTTGCGTTTATTTGTTTTGTTCATATTAACTGCTGCGTAAGAGAGCATAGTCTCTCCCGTCATTGTTGCGTAGTCTCCCCCAGTAGGAGCCATTCGGTAAGGAATAAACAACGGGTTTTGTCCTGTCTCTTTTTTTATTCCTTTGGCACGATTATATAAGGCCGCTGACGGGCCTGAATCTGATGCCCATACTTGTCCAGGGTTATTAAACATAAAGCCTTGACCGCCTTGCAATGGCACAGGAGTATTAAACTCAACACCCTCAACTCCGGTTAACATTCCTCCCGCATCTGTCCTGTCTGACATACCAAGTATAAATGGCCTGCCCTCATAGTCTTCTAAGTTTATCGTTGGAGCGTCTACGCCAGTTCTTTCTACAGTCCTGTCGCTTTCCATAATTCTGGTTTGCTCACCCACTCTAGGGTCATATCGCGGGTCGGGCAAATCTCTCAACGAAGACCTAACCCTATTCCCTCCAGCCCTTATTGCTCTGGACGCAGGAGCACCAACAATAGGCAACACGCCTACTCCAGTAGCTACAGCGTTGATTCCAGTGCCAAGCATATCGCCCTGCCTGTAGGAGGTCATCGTATCGCCAACGCCCACGGCATCGCCTATAGCGGGCGCAAAATCAACTAGCCCTGCCAAAGCATCGGCTATCCTTCCTCGCCTGTATCCAGAATTTGAAGCAATGTTGCTGCCCCCAAAAAGATCGTTAAGAGAGCTTCTTACGGTTGATCTAAAGTTGGGGTCAAAAGGATTCCATGACGACTTAAAAGGTAAATAAGCTGCCTCAACGCCTCTGCTTTCAAGAACCTCCACAGCTTCTTGAGGTGAAACAGAAAGCGGGTTGCTTCGGGTATATCCCCTCAGCTCCTCTAGGTCGCGTAACGCGCTAACCTCTGCCATTGGCAATCCTTATTAACTCTTCATTACTCAATTGATTAATCTGAGCCTGCCGCTGCTTCTCAGCCATCTCGGTCATCTTTTGCTGGTTACTGATCTGTTCGCCTAAAGTCTTCGTATTCTTCAAGTCAACGTCAGCTCCAGCCTTTTCTGCCCGTATCTGGGTGTCCATCCTGTCAGTCTCTGCTCTAAACGCATCAATCTGCTGGTCGCCCTGGTCATCAATCTGCTCAGCTTGCATCTTCTGAGCCTCAAGCTGAAGTTTAAACTGATCATTTTGAATCTTAATCTGCTCATTCTGCAACTTGGCTTGCTCGATCTGCGCTTTAAGCATTTCTGACTCAGCCGTAAGTTGCTCGGCCTGAGCGATAATCATGTTGGGATCAACTGGCTGACCCCCCTGCTGGGCCATCATTTCAGCCTGCTGAATCTCTGCCAATTCTTCTTCGGTCATCTGTGACTGAGGAATTAGACCCGCCTGCATCATCTGCTCACGCTTGCGCTCGGCTATAAGACTAGCCGCTGGTGTCGCTATGCTCTGAAGCAGTAAGTCACCCGCTATCTGCATAAGACTCGGATCGACTTCAGCCAGAGTGGTAATCGCCTCAATAGTCTCCTGCTGCCTGTTTTTAAAGCTAGGACCAGCTCGACAGATAACATCGTAAGTGCCGACGGAGAGGTCGTTTACAATAACCATCTCGCCAGTTTCCTTATCAATTACCCGCTGGTTAAGTTCTGCCATGTCAAAGGTTTCATCTTCGCGCAAAATTCTGACCGTTCTTTCTGTGTCGTAGACAGTGGGAATAGCGTCCTTGAGCAATTTTCCAGTTGCCGCTATTGCTATCTCCATGCTCCTAGAATAGGTGTAGGTTGTGTTGTTGCCAGCGTTCTGGAGCTGCTTAATCGCTGTCCCAGACTGATTGTTGACGCTCTCGCCCATGTTGGCCGAAAACATACCTGACGTAGATGCCATCATTCCCTGCATGGCGGTGGACACTGTTCTAAGACCGGGATTAATCTGCGCCCCGCCCTGCTGCTGTGGAACTTGCGGCATCTCTGGGTCTGGATTGAATATCTGCACCGGATCAGAGTTAGTGTTTAAGGTCTGCAACTCAGTCTCATGGCCTAGAGCCTGAGTCGATGTCATCCAATACTTCGCCCTTGGAGCTAGTGCGCCCTCCGCTACCTCTCTTGAAAGTGCGTAGTTCATCACTCTCTGCGGGTCTAGAAGTTTCTCTACCACGCCCCAATATATCGTTTTTGCCTCATTAATCTTAAAATTGCCGTACACAGGAACAACAGGGATTCGGTTGAATACTGTCTCTTTCTTTTCCTCTAGCCAGTTCTCTGCGTCAAAAAATCGCGAGCACACCCTGTGAGATTTTCGGGTGCGCCTTCTAACCTCGGTAACGCCTAGCTCTGCTAGGTCATCAACGACAGACTCAAAGTCATCATTAACCTCATGCGTTTGGCCGTTGGACATCATCACCAACTCTCTTTCGTGAGATTCCACGTATAAAAACTCACCGATTCGGATTACCTCGGCCTTGTCATAGTAGGCTTCGCCCTCTCGATCATCGGACAATGATTGCCCCGAACCTTCAGGCCAGCGGCTGTCGTATTCCTCAACTGAGATCGGGTGAAGCACAAAGCAGTAGCGCGAATCAGATTTATCCTGAAGCTCTGCCGATGGGTCAAACCAGACTCGATCCAGAGGGTTCGCGATCTTTTCAATCATTAAGTCCTGATCAAAAGAATTATCATCTACATATTTCTGCACGACGCGCCAAGCATCAAAGCCAGAGGTAATCATGCCCCTAGCAGACTGACCATAAATCTGGGTTGAGTTGCTCATATTTTCAATATTGCGAATAATCCCATCAAATGTGCTTGCAATAGCCTTTGTAGCCTTTCCACCAGCGGGTGATACCCTGATGTCAAAATCAGCCTGCTCTATCTCAGAGGACACCTGAGCAACTATAGGGTTACACTGGTCAAAGGTGTAGCGAGGGTTGCCATCGTTGGCATTCCACCAGTACTGTTCCCACTGCCCTGTTCTCTGGTCTAAGAACAGATGGGCCTCTCTAGCGTGCTCTCGCAAATCATTGTCAGCTTCTTGACTAGCCGTCTGATCGTGACTGGGAAAA